TGTTGCCCACGAACGCCACGTCATACTCTGGCTCGCCCGCCACCGCGGGCGTATGCACGTCCGGGTCGCACGCCACGGGCAGCCATTCCGCGTCGGCGCGCACCTGCGTGACGTGCTGCTTGTGCGCCACGAACACCTTGTCGAAAAGTGGCGCCGCCTCGCGGTGTTGGGCCAAGCGGGAATGGCTGTCGATAAAGTAGCCGATGGTGGGGATGCCGCCCGCGCGCCAGTCCGGTATCCAGTCGCCACCGGCCTCTATCCAAATCGCCACATCGGGATTCCAGTCGCCCCATGGCCCGTTGTCGTGCGGCCCCGTCAGCCGGTAGCGCTTCTCTTCCGGCCAGCTCGCCCAGCGTTCGATGTCGCATGGCCCTGTCGTGCGCACCTCGTGACCCATCGCGCGGAACGCCTTGACGTAGTAGGCCGCCGTCGTGTAGGGCGACCAGACGTAGGCAAGGAGGATGTTCATGGCGTCACCGCCGTCGGCCTCAGCATCGCCTCGACGAACCGCTCCCGTTGCCGCACGTAGACCACCCGCCAGGGCTTGATGCCGTACTGCTGGCCGTACTCTTGCCAGCGCGGGTGCGCGCCGTTGAAATAGTCAAAGGTCGAGGGCGTAAAGCAGCGCACATGCGTCGGGTCGGAGAACGCCGCGTCGAGAGAGGCGAGCGCGTTGGGCACCGTGACGTGGAGGCGCCCGCCGACGGGTGACAGCGCCGCGTGGCAGTCATTCAGTAGCGGTATGAGGTTGGTAATGTGCTCTAGCAGGTTGTCGGCGACGATGACGTGGACGCGCGATTCTGGCGCTGGCGGCGGTAGGCCAAGATCGAGATCCCACGCTACCACGCCTGGCCCGCCGGCCTTGTCCACGCCCGTGAACCCGCGCCGCGGCCTCTTGCCGCACCCCAGGTCGAGCATGATGCGCTCAGTCGGCACAAGCGCCATGATGTGCTCGGCGCACTCGGCGAACGTGGGCACTTTCTCGCCCGCCACCGCCAGCATGTCGTAATGCCGCGGGTTGTGAAAGCCCCAACGCGCCATGTCCTCGTGGTGGTCGTTGAGCACTTCCCCGGCGCTGGCGTACAACTCGTTTAGATCCTCATGCGGGTAGTACGCCCCCCGCCACGCGCCCCCCGGCAAGCGCCCATCCCAGCCCTCGCCCCACACGGCCAGCTCGCGCTCCCCGGTGTCCAACTCGCGCCCTGGCCGCCAGTTGCCGACGAATACGGCGCCGTGCGTCTTGGGCACGTCCGGCATGGGCACCATGTCCGATGCGCCGGGCCGATAGATGCACTCGACGCCTTGCCCCTTGAGATGGGCGGCGAACTTGGCCGACTCGCTACACACCACGTCGTACTGCCAGCACTCCGCGGGCGTGATGCGGTCCGGGTGCCCGATGATCCACAGGATATTGAACGTATGCTCGGGCAGCCGCGCGACGCCGCAGCCGTGACAGTTGATCAGCACGTCCGCCTCGACCACGTTGTCGGTGACGGTGTGCCCGAGGTTGCGAATGGCCGTCGCCAATGATTCCTTGAACCAGTAGTCCCCCCACCGTAACCTGCGTTCTGCGTCGGGCTCGGCGTCCGACGCCGCGACGATGTAGACGTTCAGCGTTCCCCTCCCCCTACCACTCCCGCAATACCTCCTCTAGCGTCTTTTCGGGCACGTTCTCGTCTATCGCCGCCTGGATCGCGTCCTCATCCGTGATCCAGCCGGTGTTCCGGTGCATCGGTTGCTGCCGTTCCTTCGATTGCACCCATGGCGCGTAGGTGGCCTTGTTGCCCACCACGGCGTCGAGGTCACGGTTCTCCGTGGCCCAGGACGGCCCAAGGCGCTCCGACCAATCGTCGCTCTGCCGCACGTATGGCCCCATGCCGCGCCGCTTGGCAAAGTAGGCCCGCCGCTGCGCCGGTGACGCCCACTCTATCGGGCGCTTGACCGGGCCGGGGTACTTGGCCATGCGCGCGCGAATGTCCTCGGCGACGCCGCGCGTCAGCGCCTTGATGATCGAGTCGGCGCCCTGGCCGTACTTGGCAATGAGCTTGTCGAGGCCGCGGATCTCTACCGAGAGCTTCATGGCGTCTTGGGCCTTACGTTCACCGTAAAGCACCGACAATTCGGATGCCGTGGCGGCCCATCCGTGTCAACCCACTCGTCCTCGGTCAGGCCGTTGAGCGGGCCGCACAACTCGCACACCCTCTCATCCATGGCCGTGTGCCACTCGCGCACCCGCCGTATCCCCATGCGCGCCAACTCGCGTTGTACCTCTCGCGTCCCTTCCTCAAAGGCGCGCGTCGTCTCGGTGACCGCGATGGTCTGCGCCCGCCGCTCGCCAAAGGCCGGCGCCAGCTCGCGCCGTAGGTCGCCGATGGTCATGCCCGGCGTCTCGATAAAGGCGGGCACGACGCGGCGCAGCAGGTCCATGGTGTGCGCGTTGAGGCCCGTCACGAGGCCGTAGGCGTACTGCCGCGCCCACTCTGCCGCCTCACGCGCAATGACCAGTTCGTCCCACACGAGGGGCACCGTAGCCGAGAGCGCCGCCGCCGCCTCGACCGCCATCGCCTCTATCTCCGGGCGAATCGCGGCGAGCAGCTTGCCCCCCTCGGTCTCCCAAAACTCGGGCGTCAGGTTGTTCAGGTCCGGCGGGTCGCCCAGCGCCTCCATCACCGTGTCGAATTGCCCGTCGAGGCGGCTCTTGAGTAGCCGTATCAGCCGCGCCTCGGCGGCGTCCTTGGCAGGCCCGAGCGGGTCGGCGGGGTCATGGGTAGGGGCTTCCTTCACCCCATCGGTCAGGGCGAAAGGGGGGCACAAACGCGCCCCTCACCTCCTCCTCGTTCTGTGCCCCGTCCAGCCGGGCGCGAATCGCCGCCTGGTCCGCCGGGGCGAGCACGTCCGAGTCAAACTCGACCGCCGCGCCCTGGCCGGCCTTGAACGCCTTGAGCGCCTTGCGCTGCCAACGGCGCAGCTCCTCGCGCTGTTCGCCGGCGTCGGGCTGTGCCTCGGCGTCGTCACGCTGTTGCCCGGACGCAATCTGTTGGGCGATGGCGCGCCCCGCCTCTTTCTCTTGCTCCAGCCGCGCGCGCAGGTCGTCGTAGGTCATCTGGTTGGGCAGCTCCATCCCCAACATCTCCATGGCCAGGTCCAGCGGCACGCCCGCGGCGGTCATCTGCCCCAACGCCTGCGCCCGCTCCGCCTCGTCCTGCTGAAAGATGTCGAGCGACTGCCAGTCCAGCACGACGCGCAAGCCCTGCGGCGCGAACACTTGCTGATTCAGCGCCGCCTCAATGAGCGTCGCCTCGGGTACAATCGTCTCGGAGTAGAACGCCTGGTGGTGTTCTGCGGCAGTGGCAAAGTTTGCCGCGTCCTCGAGCATCGTCTGCGGCACGCCCGCGGCCACGGCAATTTGCTCTCGCACCGCCTTTAGCAGCTCCGGCATGGCGAGTTGGTCCGTGGGGTATCCCACGACGACAGGCTTGACAGTGGCCTTTACCGCCACCGTCTCCCAGGCGCGCTTGACGCCCGATAGGAAGCGCCGCCACCACTGTTCCAGCCGGTCCAGCTCATCGCGCGAGGGGTTGCCCTCCACCGAGAGGAGCGTCCCCGGCATGGCGCCGCGCGCGAAAAAGTCGCTGGCAAACTGGTTCATGTACTTGGCGATGCCCGACTCGGTGAGGATGCTCGACACCCACCCCTCGCCGGGGCCGACCTCCGCCGCGATGTTGGGCGTCCACAGGTACAAGACGCTATCGAGCGACACCGGCTCTTTCTCGCCGTTCACCGTACGCTCAAAACCGGTCAGGCCCTTCATCCTGTCGTAGACGGGCTTCATCGTGGCGGGCAGGAGCCAGCGGTAGCCCTTCTCAAAGCCGAACTGGTTCACGAGCTTGAGCCAGTAGGCCGCGCCGTAGGTTTGCAGCGCCGCCTCGCTCATCCACAGCAGGTAGGGCATCAGGTCGGCGTATTCCCACTGCCGCTCGGTCGAGCCCTTGCCGCGGTAGTATTTGACCGGGATGGCCGACAGGGCGTTGCAGCGCACCTCGACGCAGCGCCGTACCCACGCGACGGCCTGATAGGCGCCGTGCTCCGTCAGGGCCGCGTCGTCGCCGTGGTTGCCCCAGGCGTGCGCCCAATCGTAGGCATTCATCGTCACGCCCTTGGCAGCGGGCGTCGCGGTGTAAATCCAGTTGGTCGGCACTAGCTATCACCCCACAAGAGGAGCGGCCCGGAGTCGGCCACCGCCGACCACGCCAGGGCCAGGCTCATCACGGTATCGTCGTGTAGCCCCTCGGGCGCTCCGTAGCGCGTCATGCCGCTCGGTAGGCGGGCCATTTCGTACGCCTGTAATTCGCCGATCAGCACCGGGTCGTTAAGAATCTTGATGCTCCCCTGCTCGAAGGCTAACGCCAGCGCCTCGATAATCGCCGCCTTGGTCGCGTTGGTGGTCTGAAAGCCCGTCACCGGCAACCCGTCGCGCTGGAGTTGCTCGATGATCGGTTCGCCGATGCTGTTGGACTCGGCGATAATGGCGCTCGGGTTGTAGCGCGCCGCCAGCGCGCCGAGGCGCGCCCGCTGGACCACGTAGTCGATCTGGTTGAAGCGGTCGAGATAGACCAGCTCGTGCGCGGCCACGTCCATCACGGTGAGCACGGTAAAGTCCGCGCTCTTGGCCCAGTCCACGCCCATGACGTACTGCCGCCCCTTGATGGGCTCTTGCGGCTGTAGCGTCGCCGCATCCATCACCCGCCGGAAGACGCCGCCGGTATCGTCGATGAACTCCGCAAGAATCTCTTGCCGGAACACGCGCTCCGGCATAGTGCGCCAGAGGTTATCGACCTCCTCTAGCGGAATGAACGGGTTCTCCAGTGGGTGCGGGTCGCGCATGAGGCCCGTTGCGCCGATGCGCACGCCGAGCGTTGGCGCCTGCCATGCCCGACTGTCGGCCCGGTCGCGGGCGTTCTCGTGCTCGCGCCAGAACCAGTTACGCCCCTTCGGTGTGCCGCCCACCCATGCCGCGCCGTTCGTGTCGATCAGCATGGGGCGCAGCACTTCGTACCATGCAGCCTCTTTGACGTCGGCGGCCTCATCGATCACCAGGCCGTCCGCTGTGTGGCCGCGCGCGTTGTCGGGATCATCGAGGCTGCGATAGATGATGCGCCCACCGCCGGGAAACTCGGCCATCATGCGCTGCTGCGTAAACGTGGCGTACCGCCCCACGGCGCGCCGCGCCTCATCCCAGCCGACACGCACCTGGTCGAAAGTTGGCGCGCCCCACATCCACGTCTGCCCCTCCGCCGCGCCCTCGACCGCCACGGTCATGAATAGCGTCGTCTTGCGCCAGCGGCGCCCCGCCGCGAGAAAGTTGAAGCGACGGGCATTCGTGCGGATGTGCGCTTGGCCGGGATGCGGGTTAGGAAGGGCGATGTGTGGCACACCTACTCAGCACCCCGCCCGCGCCAATCGTTCACGTATTCGATCACCAACGCCTCGCCGCCCTTGCCGGTCACCTCGCTGCGCTGTGTCGCCTTGCCCAATTCCCACTCGATCAGCTCTGTGGCCGTTGCCTGGCGCACGCGCTCATCCCTGCTGCGCAGCCCCGCCACCTTGACGGCCATCGCCTCAGCCAGCGCACGTCGCCGCAGGTGCATCGCCGTCACGAGGCCGTCACGCGCCATCAAGCGCACCGCCTCATCAATCTGGGCGCGCTCTTCCTCGGGCCACTTGTAATAGGACTGCCGTGCCATCCCCACGGCGGCAGCGGCATCCGTCACGCTTTTGGCCTCACGTCGCGCGATGGCATAGCGAATCTGCTCGGGCGATAGTTGCCCAAGCACCACATCAAGCGCCTCAGATGTACAGGCGTTGTCGCTTTCTGTCGCCATCTGTTCCGTCATCGTCCGAATCTGTTTCGTCCGCTTCCCTCGCGCCCTTCGCCACCGGCACCACCGTCACCATGAGCACCCTGTCCCGCCACTGCCGCAACGACTCGACCGCGCCCTCATCACTCGCCGGGATGTCGAGCACGATGCGCGCCCCGCCGTC